AATGATGCATATAACAGGCCATTAAAGGCTAGGAGAAGATAATATGTCTATAATGGATAAATTAAAAAAGAATAGTAAAGTAAAAGAGACTTCTATTCTATCGAAGTCAATACTTTTTGCTGAAAAAGATATAACTGTCACTGATGTTCCAATGGTCAACGTTGCGTTATCAGGAGATATTGATGGAGGATTAACTTCAGGACTTACAGTTCTTGCTGGTCCATCCAAACATTTTAAAACTTCATTTGCTTTATTGATGGGTGCGGCCTATCTTAAACAACATGAAGATGCTGTTATGTTATTCTATGATTCAGAGTTTGGTTCACCACAATCTTATTTTGAATCGTTTGGTATCGATACTGAAAGAGTATTACATACACCAATTCAAAATGTTGAAGAATTAAAGTTTGATTTAGTAGGTCAACTTGAAAACATTGAAAGAGGAGATAAAGTTATTGTTGTAATTGATTCAATTGGTAACTTAGCTTCTAAGAAAGAATTAGAAGATGCTTTAAATGAAAAATCAGTTGCTGATATGTCAAGAGCTAAAGCACTCAAAGGATTATTCAGAATGGTAACTCCTTATCTTACTATGAAGAATGTTCCTTTACTTGCTGTTAATCATACCTATCAAGAAATCGGATTGTTTCCTAAAGCAATTGTTTCAGGTGGTACAGGTATCTATTACTCATCAGACAATATATGGATTATTGGAAGACGTCAAGAGAAAAAAGGTACAGAAATTCAAGGATATCATTTTGTTATCAATGTGGAAAAATCAAGGTTTGTAAAAGAAAAATCTAAAGTGCCAATCTCAGTAACATGGGAAGGTGGTATTGCTCCATACTCAGGATTGCTGGATGTAGCAATGGCTGGTGGATATGTAGTCAAACCAAATGTTGGTTGGTATGCTCCAGTTGATATGAAGACAGGAGAAATACTAGAGCCTAAAGTAAGAGAAAAAGATACTCTACAGAAAAAGTTCTGGATGCCTATATTTGAAAATACTGACTTTAAAGAGTTCGTTAAAACATATTATTCAGTTGGTCATAGACCAATGATTGATATTGATCTTGATATTGAAACAGAAGAATAATGTATAACGTAAGCGAAAAAGACTACTCAATTGTAGAAAATGAGAATAGTCCATTAAGTGGCGTACTTCTTAAAACTGGTACATGGAAAGATGTAATAGTAGTTTATGGACAGGTTGGTATCAAAGAAGATCCAACACTTGATATGGCTACACTGAGTTTTAATTATACAGTAAAAGATCCAGGAGATTTTAGTGTAGATGAACTTGATGAAGATGAATCATTTAAAAATTATCTTGGTGCTGTACTACAATATATAATAACGGATTCTTTGGAATACGCTGAAGAAAATAATTTATCAACAATAGGAATTGCTAATGACGAACCAACTACCGACTCACATACTCAATCATCTTCTTAATAACGAAGATTATTGTAGACGAGTAGTACCATATTTAAAAAATGAATATTTTGAAGGTACACATAAAACGGTATTCGATCTTATTGTCAACTTTGTAAGTAAACACAATAAATTACCAACATCAAAAATCTTAGAGCTTGAACTTAAAAAGATCAATGCTCCTGAAGACATTTTAAATAATGCATCAAGATTGGTAAATGAAATTGCTGAAAAATCAGATATTGATACAGAGTATCTACTTGATGAATCAGAAAAGTGGTGCAAAGAGAGAGCTGTCTATAATGCTATCATGGATTCTATACAAATCATTGATGGTAAAGACAAAGAACGAAGTGAAGGTGCTATACCTGAAATACTTTCGGAAGCTCTTGGAGTATCATTTGATGAAGCAATTGGCCATGATTATATTGATAACTCAGACGAAAGGTTTGAATTTTATAATAGAAAAGAAGATCGTATACCATTTGATTTAGATTATTTTAATAAAATAACAAAAGGTGGTCTACCTAATAAGACACTTAATATTGCCTTAGCCGGAACTGGCGTAGGTAAGTCATTGTTCATGTGTCATTGTGCAGCATCAGTTCTTAATCAAGGAAAGAATGTTTTGTACATTACAATGGAAATGGCTGAAGAACGTATCGCTGAAAGAATCGATGCTAACTTAATGAATTTGCCGATTGAATCTCTTGGATCATTATCTAAACATGTATTCGATGATAAGATTGGTAAGATAGCGAAAGCTGCTACGGGTAAACTTATTGTTAAGGAATATCCTACTGGCTCAGCTCACACAGGTCATTTCAGAGCTTTACTTAATGAGCTACGTCTCAAAAAGAACTTTAGTCCTGATATGATCTATATTGACTATTTAAATATTTGTGCCTCAAGTCGCATGCGTGGCATGGGTGGAAGTATAAATAGTTATACCTATATTAAAGCCATCGCGGAAGAACTTCGTGGACTGGCTGTGGAATTCAATGTACCTATAGTATCGGCAACTCAGACTACAAGGTCTGGTTTCAGTAATACTGACGTCGGTCTTGAGGATACATCTGAATCATTTGGTTTACCTGCAACGGCGGATCTTATGTTTGCTCTTATTTCAACAGAGGAACTTGAGGAACTTGGCCAAATAATGGTAAAACAATTGAAAAATCGTTATAACGATCCAACCAAATACAAGAGATTTGTGGTTGGTGTAGATCGTTCCCGCATGAAGCTATATGATGTAGAGGAGTCGGCTCAATCAGATATTATGTCTGACATGATACCAGATAAGCCGATAAACAAGTTTGGTGAACGAGAAAGTAATGACTCGTTTGCTGACTTTAAAGTATAAAGGAGAAATATATGAATATGTTAAATAACGCAAAAGCATGGTTAATGGAAAGATGGTCAGAAAGAACATCTTGGGACGGTGGTATGATCATCGGACTATCATTATCTTACCTACTCTTAGGTGGCTTAGTCGACTTATTAGCTTGGGTAGCCCTTGCTTACGGTATTTACACTTTTATTGCAAAAGAAGTATAATAACCTTTCATAATGACAATTCGTGGGGGAGTTTCATACTCCCCTTTTTTAAGATCAACACTTTTCTGTCAACTATTTTCAATTATTTTCACAAAAACAGTTTACAACTACTCCCAACTATGGTATAATATAACTATAAATTGATAAGGAGATAATATGTCAAATTTACAAAATGAAATGGTCAAAGAGCAAATCTTGGCCGATGTGTTAGAAATGAACACGGGTTCTATTCTAAGAGAGCTTGATGGCGGTAAAATGCTACCAGGTATGTGTGAATCTTTCGATATGAGAGTTGCTATGACTGACAGAGATGTTGTAGTCAACAGATTGGTCGAAAAGCGATTAGAAGAAATGGAGGTGCTACATGGTTAATGGTTTAATAGGTACACATCTTGCTACAGGTCAAACTGTAGAGATTGAATTAGATCTTGTTGAATTGGCTCTTGCTAAATCAACACAGGATTCAGATTGGAATCAACTTAATGATTCTATTAGATTCAAAAATGGTTTTGGTATCATTGGTGAAGTCGAACTTGACTTCATTATAGAAAATGGTGCAAGGAGGATATTTCACTAATGAGAGGTTCACCAAGTTATATTACCACAGTAGATCCCAAAGATGTCAGCTCTATGTTAGAGTTACAGACAATCAGGAATCTTGTTAAAAAGCAAAATGCTGTATTAAGAAAAAGAGCGTCACAAGCAAGCATGACATTCGGGCCGCAAAAGCTCGTACAATTTTATGTTAAGTGCCAAGGACGTGGCCCAAGAGTTAAACACGCTCTTGCTCAAGGATCGTATCGTAGAAGATTCGATCAATATTTACCATTAAGTTTAGCGGAGAGAATGGATGTATATGTATACGAAAGATGATGTTTCTTTTAAAGTAATTGCTACTGAAGACAAAGAAGTCAAAGCTGATTATATTTTTGATCAGCTTAAAGACGCAATTGTATTTGAAGAGCAAATGCGCAAAAAAGGATATGATACACATGTAGAACGAGTACTTCTTTAATGGAGTACCTCATTCTTGCAGTTGTGATCTCAGTTGCTGCATATCAATCATTTCAAATAGGCATACGTGAAGGTGCTGAAAGAACTATCCGAAAACTTCACGAAGAAAAAATCATTATCGTAAAAAAAGATGGAGATATTTCTCCAAACAAATTGTATAAGCTTTAAAAGTTTATAAATAGATATTTACAATTACTAAAAGGTATGGTATAATTAATCTATGAAAAACTTTAAAGCTTTTAAAACTCTTACTGAAGCTGTAAAATTAACTCCAGCTGAGTTAAATAAAGATAATAGCATTACAAAAGAACCTAGAATTGATATTCTTATAAGACTTATTCAACAAGGTAAACCTGTTGAATTAGCTAAAGGTGGTTCAGTTACAATAGAAAAAACTGATGAGCTACTTAAACTTCTAATAGATTTTAAAAAGAATCAATCAAATAAAAAGTTTGCAATACCGTTTATGGGAATAGATGGTAAAAATTATACAACATCAGATCTTGGTAAATCGTCCGTGTTTGGCGGAGGTGGTGGATCTGGAGGCGGTTCACTTAATACAAAGATAACAGAATCTCATCAATGTGTTATGTGTCAAGCTATGTTAGATAATGGAATGCATGACGAAGATTTTTTTACAGCTGAAATATTAAAAGCAGCATACAAAAAAACCTTTGTTGATGCAAGTTTAGATGAAGTGCTCGGAGTAGAAGGTGATTGGTTTACAT